AAAACCTGCAGATTCAATGCCTAAGATGGCAAATCCTGTTAAGGAAGAAGAAGAAATCGAAGACGAAGTTGTCGCAGAAGAAGAGACTGCAGAAGAAGAAGAAGTAGTTGCTGAAGAAGAGACAACTGAGGAAGAAACAGTTGCTGAAGAGGAAGAAGTAATCGAATATGACATCGAAGAAGATGTCAATGCACTTCTTGCTGGCGAAGAACTTTCCGAAGAGTTCCAAGAAAAAGCAAAAGTAATCTTCGAGACTGCTATCAATGCAAAAGTTTCACAAATTCAAGTAGAACTCGAAGAGAAGTATTCTTCTGTATTTGCAGAAGAAGTTGAAACATTCAAGGGAGAACTCTCGGAAAGAGTTGATTCTTACCTTGAGTACGTCGCTGATGAGTGGTTCCAAGAGAATGCACTCGTCATCGACCAAGGTCTGAAAACTGAAATGACTGAGAGTTTCCTCTCAGGAATGAAGGACCTTTTTGAAGCACATTATGTAGAAATCCCTGAAGATAAATATGATGTTGTCCATAACATGGTAGACAAACTTGATGACATGGAAACAAAACTCAACGAGCAGATTGAGAAAAATGTTTCCCTCAACAAGCGCCTCGCAGAGTCGGTTGCTGACGGAATCTTAGATCAAGTCTCTGATGGTCTTGCACAGACACAGAAAGAGAAGCTCGCTTCACTTGCCGAAAGTGTTGAGTTTGAAAGTGAAGAAGAATATCGTGAAAAGTTGGAGACACTGAAGGAGTCATATTTTGCTCCTAAGAAGCAATCTTCATCTGTAAAGACTGAAACCCTTTCTGAAGGTGTAAGCAACGATCACCAGCAATATTCTGGTTCGATGAGTGCATATGTCAGAGCACTGGGAAGCACAGTCAAATAACTGAAATCAATTATTACTCAAACGCAAACTAACTAAAGGTACTAGCAAATGTTCCATTCCGAACAGTTGCAGGAAAAGTGGGCACCTCTCCTCAACCATGAGGGTCTTGATGAAATCAAAGATTCACACAGAAGAGCTGTAACCGCTGTCCTGCTCGAAAACCAAGAAAAATTCCTCCGTGAGCAATCCGCATTCGAAAGCGGCACATCAATGCTCACCGAAACCCCAAACATGAACACCGGTTCATCAGCAAGTGCTGCTGGATTCTCCGGTTCAGCTGCTGATGCGGGTCCTGTTGCAGGTTTCGATCCAGTTCTGATCTCACTGATCAGACGCTCCATGCCTAACCTGGTTGCTTATGACCTCGCAGGTGTTCAGCCAATGAACTGTCCTACTGGACTCATCTTCGCAATGCGTTCCCGCTACGAAAATCAGAGTGGCGACGAAGCATTCTTCAACGAAGTTGATTCTGCATTCTCTGGTCAGGACGCAGGTTTCGATCTGACAAGCAGAATGACAGATTCTGCTGTTGGTATGGGTACAACTGCACAGTCAGGTTCAAACCCAAGTCTCCTCAATCCAACAGGTTCCGCTGACAACACAGCATATAACGTTGGTCAGGGAATGGGAACCGAAGAGTCAGAAGCACTTGACTCTGGAGATAACGCCTTCAACCAGATGGCATTCTCAATCGAGAAAGTCACTGTAACTGCTAAGAGCAGAGCTCTGAAAGCAGAATACTCACTGGAACTGGCACAAGACCTCAAGGCAATTCACGGTCTGAATGCTGAGGCTGAGTTGGCAAATATCCTGTCAACTGAGATCCTCTCAGAAATCAACCGCGAAGTCATCAGAACCATCTACAAGGTCGCTGAGCAAGGTGCTGTACATAACACCGCAACTCAGGGCGTATTTGACCTGGACATCGACTCCAACGGTCGCTGGTCTGTTGAGAAGTTCAAGGGTCTTCTGTTCCAAATCGAGCGTGATGCAAACGCAATCGCAACCCGCACACGTCGTGGTAAGGGTAACATCATCATGTGCTCCGCAGACGTTGCTTCTGCGCTGACCATGGCTGGTGTACTCGACTACACACCTGCACTGAATGCAAACCTGAACGTTGATGACACCGGTAGCACCTTCGCAGGTACTCTGCAAGGTAAGTATCGCGTATACATCGATCCTTATTCAGGTGGTCACAACCCCGGTGCAAACGGTGGTCAGTACTACGTTGTTGGTTATAAGGGTTCATCACCTTATGACGCTGGTCTCTTCTACTGCCCATATGTACCCCTTCAGATGGTACGTGCAGTTGGTGAGAACTCCTTCCAACCAAAAATTGGCTTCAAGACCCGTTATGGTCTGGTTGCCAACCCATTCGCAGAAGGTCTGGATCAAGGTCTCGGAAGATTGCAAATCAATGCAAACCGTTACTACAGAAGAGTTCAAGTCAAGAACCTCATGTGATTCTGGTTTACATATTTCATCAGAGGGTCTTTCGAGACCCTCTTTTTTTATCTAAATAGTCAATAAACACATTCATTATGCCTTACCATATCAAAAGGAGAAAATTGTTCCAACAAGATAAATTTGTATATTATTGTGAAACTGATAGATGGACAGAAGAATATGAAAATAGAAAGAAGTTTAGAACTAAGAAAAGTGCAAATGAATTGATGAAAGGTCCTGGTGATTGGAAACGTGCTGAAGTAGAGAAGTATTAAAATGGCAAATTTTTCAAGACAACTTGAGAACAGAAACTTTTTATCTCCTACAGGATTTAAGTTTGTTTTGAATCGAAGTCCTAAGGCTGCATTTTTTTGCAATCTTGCAAATATACCAGACTTGAATTTGGGAGTAACTGAACAACCAAATTACTTAAGACCAATTCCAGTTCCTGGAGAGATTATTCAGTTTTCTGATTTAAATTTAAGATTTCTTGTTGATGAAAATCTTGAAAACTATATGGAGATTCAAAACTGGATACGAGGTTTAGGATTCCCAGAAAACATTAATCAATATGGCGAACTTGAATCCGATGCAAAAATCTATGGTAGATACGTAAGAGATAAAGAAAATGTTTATTCTGATGGAACTTTACAGATTCTGAGCAGCAATCTTGTCCCAAGATTTCAAGTTATTTTCAGAGACTTATTTCCATATAGTTTGTCAACACTAAGTTTTGATGCGACAGATACTGACATCGAATACTTTACATCTGAAGTAAGTTTCAAGTATACTATGTACAATATAACTGATTTAGAAGGAAATCCTTTATGATCGATCTTGATAAACTTCAAGAAATGTGGGAAAAAGATTCTAAAATCGATATGGACAATCTTCATGTAGAATCCACAAATATCCCCACTCTTCATGCGAAGTATTTTGAATTATATAACACTATTTTTCTATTAAGAAAAAAGGCAGAACAACAGAGAAAAAATATTAGACACGAACGATACGAATATTTTAGTGGGAAAGCAGATCCAGATGTTTATATTGAAAATCCATTTCCCAAAAAAATTCGAGATAAAGATACAATGCAAAAGTATCTTGATGCTGATGAGAAACTATCTACAATTTGTTTGAAAATAGATTACTACGATACTATGCTAGTTTATATTGAGAGCATACTTAAACAGATAACTAATAGAACATATCAAATAAAAAATGCAATTGAGTTCATGAGATTTAACGCAGGATTAGGATAATGAACGAATTTCCAGAAGAAGAATTTGATGGTGAAGGATTTTATCAACTCAATCTAGGAATTGATGATATTTACTTAATGTATCATTGTGTTCAGGAAACAATCAAAAATTGGCCTGGCGCTCCAGCAAGACCATATGAAGAACAACAACATCTTTGGGATTTGAGAGATAATCTTTATCGATGTATTTTGGATCATAAGTTTCACGAGATGTGATAAATATTCATAGATGCTTAAGACATCGTGATTGATAGTACAGCAAATCTTGTTATATCAAAATCTAATGAAGTTTTTTTAAAAGTTAAGACAGAACCTCATATTGAGTATGAGTTAAGAGATCACTTTACTTTTGAAGTTCCAAATGCAAAGTTTATGCCACAATATCGTGGTAAAAATTGGAATGGGGAAATACATCTCTTTGATATGAGATCAAAGACAATCTATGTTGGACTTCTAGATAAGATTGTTCAATTTTGTGAAAACTATGGATATACTTATAAGTTCGAAGACAATAAATTTTATGGAACTCCATATGAGGAGAACCACCATGTATCATATGAAGGCGTAAAAGATTACATCAATTCTATTACTTCATTTTCTCCCAGAAAGTATCAAATTGAAGGTGTGTATGACGCATTAAGACATAACAGAAAGTTACTGATAAGTCCCACTGCTTCCGGTAAATCGTTGATGATTTATTCGATCGTAAGATACTATCACGCTCAAGGAGAAAAAATTCTTTTAGTTCTTCCGACGACAAGTCTAGTAGAACAGATGTATAAAGATTTCGAAGATTATGGTTGGGATTCTGAGTCATATTGTCACAAGATATATGCGGGTAAGGAGAAGAGAACAGATTTGCCAGTTACTATTACAACATGGCAATCTGTTTATAAGTTGGATAGATCTTTCTTTGAGGACTATGGTTGTATTATAGGAGATGAGGCACATTTATTCAAGAGTAAATCCCTAATCCAAATCATGACGAAGTTACATCATGCTAAGTATAGATTTGGATTCACCGGCACTTTAGACGGCACACAGACGCATAAATGGGTCTTAGAAGGATTGTTTGGACCTTCATACAAAGTAACCAAAACAGAAGAACTTATGCGTCAAGGACATCTCTCTCAACTTGATATCCAATGTCTTGTGCTAAAACATCCTGAACAAAAGTTTGATACATATGAAGATGAAATTCAATATCTTATTTCACATGAGCAAAGAAATAACTTCATCAAGAATCTAGCACTTGATCTGAAAGGAAATACACTTGTTCTTTTTCAGAGAGTTGAAAGTCATGGAGCAATACTCTACGAAAAGATAAATAATCACAAGCGAGATGACCATAAAGTATTTTTTGTACATGGCGGAGTGGATACTGAAGAAAGAGAATTAATTCGTGAGATTACTGAAAAAGAAAATCAAGCAATTATTGTAGCTTCTTACGGAACATTTTCAACTGGTATTAATATAAAAAATTTGCATAATGTAATTTTTGCTTCTCCATCCAAATCAAGAATTAGAAATCTACAATCAATTGGTAGAGTTCTTCGAAAAGCAAGTAATAAAACTAAGGCAATTCTTTATGATATTGGCGATGATATTCGAAAGGGGTCTAGAAACAATTATACTCTTAATCATCTTATTGAAAGAATTAAAATATATAACGAAGAAAAGTTTAATTATGAAATAGTCACCATACAACTCAAAAGCAAATGATAGAAGACGATTTTTACGCAACAATTAAACTTAAGAGTGGTGAAGAGATTTTTGCTAAAGTTGCAGCATCTGAAGAAGATGAAAAAACTATGTTGATAGTTTCAAATCCAGTTATAATTGGTGAAATCAAAGTCCAAGCAAATCAAGTTGGTTACAAAATAGAACCGTGGTTGAAGACAACAAAAGATGATATGTTTTTTATAAACTTAGATGATGTGCTTACAATGTCAGAATCATCAGATGTTGAAATGATTATGATGTATCAAGAATTTATACATCACTCTAAACAACCCCGCAAAGGGAACTCTACGAGAATAAGTAAAGAAATGGGATATGTTTCTAATGTTAATGACGCAAAAGAGTTATTAGAGAAGCTCTTTAATCTTAAATATAAGCCTGAGTAGTCTTATCAACCTTCACAAAGGTAATTCTATCTGTTTTTGGAAACTTGTCAAGTCCTCAGTCCAATGGTATAATTACTACATAATTATGAATATATCTTATGATAGGAAAACCAATGACCAAAAGAAAAAGGTCGGAACATTATGTGAATAATAAAGAGTTTCTTGCAGCACTTACTACTTATCGAGAAGAAGTTGAAATAACTTTTATTCAGAAGTATGGAAGAGAACCTGAAAAGGCAGATCGTGCTACACGATGGGATACTAAACCTCCAATTCCAAAATATATTGGAGAGTGTTTCTTGAAGATCGCTAATCATCTTTCATTCAAACCAAACTTTGTGAATTACATGTTTAAAGAGGACATGATCTCCGATGGTATTGAAAACTGTGTTCAGTATATTCATAATTTTGATCCAGCAAAGTCTCAGAATCCTTTCGCATACTTTACACAAATCATTCATTACGCTTTTCTTCGCAGGATTCAGAGGGAGAAGCGTCAGTTGGACATCAAAAACAAAATCATTGAGAAGTCCGGATACAGCGAAGTTTTTGATGACAGCAATACCCTTGACGGATCAAACTATTCCGACTACAATCAGATCAAGGATAATGTCCACTCAAAACTCCGTTATTGATGAAAGTCGCAATCATTACGGACACACACTATGGTGCTCGTAAAAACTCTAAACTTTTTCACGATTATTTTTTAAAGTTCTATAATGATATTTTCTTTCCTACCATAGACAAAGAAGGTATTGATACGATTCTGCATCTTGGTGATGCTTTCGATAATCGCACTGGAATTAATTTTGCAGCACTTTCTTGGGCGAAGAATAATATTTTTGATCCAATCAAAGAACGTGGTATAAATGTTCATTTGATTGTGGGTAACCATGATTCATATTATAAAAACACGAATGATGTAAATGCAGTTGATCTGCTTCTTCGTGAATATGATAATGTGAATGTATATTCGGAAGCGACAGAGATATTAGTAGATAAACTTAAGATTTTATTTGTACCTTGGATTAATGCAGAAAATGAAGCAAAAACTCTCAAACTTATTGAAAGTTCAGATTGCAAAGTGTCGATGGGGCACCTTGAACTCGCAGGATTTGCAGCTAATAAGCAAGTCATCATTGAGGAGGGTTATGACCGCAAACTATTTGAGAAGTTCGAGAAAGTTTTCAGTGGACACTATCACACTCGATCAAGTGACGGAAGAATCACATATCTAGGTAATCCTTATGAAATGTTCTGGAATGATGTAGAAGATCAAAGAGGTTTTCATATCTTTGATACAGATACTCTAGAACTTACAACAATCAATAATCCATATCGTCTGTTCTATAAGTTGTATTATAATGACGAATCAGCATCTCTTCTCGATACCAGACAATATAAAGATAAAATTGTTAAGGTAATCGTTCGCAATAAACCGAGACCAAAAGAGTTTGAAAAAGTAATTGACAAGTTGTATTCTGCGGGTGTTGCCGACCTTAAGATTATAGAAAACTTTGGTGTTCAAGAGAATGAAGAGTTTGAAGCATTTGAAACAGAGGATACTCTTTCTATTTTGAATCGTTATATTGAAGAGTCTGAGATTGACTTGGACAAATCAAAGATTCAGAGTATAATGAGACAGACCTACCAAGAAGCCTGTGAGATGATTTAGTATGTTTATTTTGACTTTACGTGGTAGAGAACGGGAGGGAGCATACTATGCTCTAGATGAAGAGCAGAATGAAATTCTCTACATCTTTGAAGAAGAAGATGATGCAGTTCGATTTGCTATGATGTTGGAAGAAGATGGAAGTCCTGAAATTCATATTATAGAAGTTGATAGTCAAGCAATAGTTGAAAGTTGTGAAATATCTGGGTGTGGGTACGCTATTATTACCAAAAACGATTTTGTAATTCCTCCAAAAGGTAAAAATGATTTTATTTGAAAGGATTCGGTGGAAAAACTTTTTAAGCACTGGTAATCAATTCACAGAGGTAAGTCTCTGTGATAATGCAACAAGTTTGATTATTGGAACGAATGGTGCTGGTAAGAGTACCATTCTTGATGCTTTGTGCTTTTCTTTATTTGGAAAACCTTTTCGCAAAATCAATAAACCACAGTTGATTAATTCGACAAATGAAAAGGATTGTAGAGTAGAAATCGAGTTCACTCTTTCTGGAACTCAATGGAAAATTATAAGAGGAATCAAACCAGCAATCTTTGAAATTTGGAAAAGTGGGTCTTTAATGGATCAAGCTTCATCTGCTGTTGATCAGCAAAAGTGGTTTGAGCAAAATGTTCTGAAGATGAATTTTAAATCATTCACTCAGATTGTAATTCTTGGTAGCAGCACGTTTGTACCTTTTATGCAATTGACCTCATCTAATCGTCGTGAAGTGATTGAGGATCTTTTGGATATTCGTATTTTTTCAAATATGAATCTTGTTATTAAGGAGAAGATTCGTGAAATAAGAGAAAATATTAAAGTTCTTGAGTTGAAGAAAGAATCCTTAAATGATAAGGTTTCAATGCAAAAGGAATTCATTGAAAAGGTTGAACGCGACTCTGAATTTATGATCAAGTCCAAGCAGAATCGCATTAGTAGTTTGGATTCTGAAATATCCGATCATCTTCAGAAAATCGAACGGTATAATGATGAAATTGTTGAGAAGCAAATTGAATTTGATGATTGGTCTGGCGATAAAAACAAACTTAAAAAACTTAATGAGTTGAGGGGTAAGATCTCGCATCGAATTGATTTAGTCGCAAAAGATCATAAGTTTTTTAGTAACAATACGGTTTGTCCTACATGCACACAATCTATTGAAGAAGATTTTAGAATAAATAAAATTACAGACGCTCAAAATAAGGCAAAGGAGTTGCAATCAGGTTTCGTTGAACTTGAGGAAGCAATTAAAGAGGAGGAAGAGCGAGAGCGTCAACTTAACACTATTACTCGGGAGATAACTAACCTCACGCATGGTATATCTACAAACAATGTTACGATCGCTGAGATTCGGAAGCAGATCAAGTGTTTGGAATCAGAAATTCAAAAACTTGCCGATCAACTTGCAAACAAGAATTCTGAACATGAGAAGTTAGACTCCTTTAAGCAAAAATTAAAAGAAACACTAAACGAACTTTCTGAGAGTAGAGAGAAGATTAACTATTACGACTTCTCATATTCTCTTCTGAAAGATGGTGGAGTAAAAACAAAGATCATCAAGAAGTATCTACCTTTGATAAACAATCAGGTAAATAGATACCTTCAGATGATGGACTTCTATATCAACTTTACGTTGGATGAGGAGTTCAATGAAACAATTCAATCACCAATTCATGAAGATTTTTCATATTCTTCTTTTAGTGAAGGTGAGAAGATGAGAATAGATCTAGCTCTTCTGTTTACTTGGAGAGAAGTTGCTAGAATTAAAAACTCGGTAAATACCAATCTTCTAATTATGGATGAAGTATTCGACAGTTCTCTTGATGGATTTGGGACAGAAGAGTTTCTCAAAATTATTCGTTATGTTATTAAGGATGCAAATATCTTTATTATTTCACATAAAGAGTCTCTTCATGATAAGTTTGAGAATGTGATAAAGTTTGAAAAAGTCAAAGGTTTTAGTCGCAGGTCTGAATAGTCTTGGACTGTGAATAAAGATTTAGTTTCTTAAAAATGGGTTAAGTGTAAAGTAAAATACATTAAGTTAGCATACGCTGACTATATAATATAGAATTGAGGAAAAATGTATGGTATGATACGTTTATTATGTTTTGTTGAACACTTGGAGGCATAATGCATAATCTCATTTCTTACAATCAATTGGCAGGTTGGAAACAAAGTATAGAAAAATTGTCCGTTATAGATCAAAGAATAGATGATGTTGACAACCTTAATGATTATTATAACTGCTTGATCGAATGCGACGAAAGGCAACATGTATGTAAACGTATTTGTAGAGAACTTTTGTAGACCAGACACTAGAGGAACTGTCACTGAGGGCCCTCACCGAAAGGTGGGGGTTTAGTATTATGGTTACATACGAAACGAACCGAATGCACGTCTCTCACGAAATCAAGTCACAACTGGCAAAACTCCTTGCGACTGAAGACCTGGTCGTTGAGCATCGCCAGATTGAGACTGCACAGTTCAATGTTCATACTCGTGTTCTGACCCTACCCATTTGGGACACAAGCAACACTGTTTATGATATGCTTGTCGGTCATGAGGTTGGTCATGCGTTGTTTACTCCAGACGAGGATTGGTTTCTGGAGCATGATATTCCCCCACAGTTTGTGAATGTGGTAGAAGATGCTCGCATTGAAAAAATGATGAAGCGTAAGTATCCGGGACTTGCAAAGACTTTCTTTGGTGGATACAAGGAGATGAGTGAAAAAGACTTCTTTGACCTACAAAATGAAGATGTTTCTTCTATGAATCTTGCGGATCGAGTTAACCTTTATTTTAAGATTGGAAACTTTATTGATATCAAATTTGATGATCAAAAAGAAATGTCACTTGTTCGCACGATTGCTGAGTGTGAGACTTTTGAAGATGTTTTGATCGCTGCAGAATCTCTCTATAAGTATTGCAAGGAAAAGATTGATCAGGAAGATAAGTCTAAGATGGACATTCCTCCTCAGGAGAGTGCTGAGTCTGGTTCTCCTCAGCAGAGTTCTGAGACTTTAGATTCTCAAGATTCTGAGAGTGATGATAGTGAGAATGAATCTCAAGATACTATTGAGAACAATTCCAAAGTTACTACTGGTTATGATGGTGAACCAGAAGTCACAACTGCAGATAATCTTGAGGAAAAACTCAAGGATCTAGTAGATCAAAGAGGTGGTGATAATGTCTATGCGGAGATTCCCAAACTTGATCCTCAAAACCTCATTGCCAAAAACTCTGATGTTCATGGTGTGATTGATGATTGGTTTACTCTTATTCAAAAAAATTCCAATCAGAAAGCAAAATCTCATGGAATAGACGAGATTGAACTTTATAGTATTGTTGATCAACTCTTCTATGACTTTAAAAAATCTGCACAGAAAGAGGTAAACTATCTTGTGAAGGAGTTTGAGTGTAAGAAAGCAGCAGATTCGTATGCTCGTGCTTCTACCTCTCGCACTGGTGTTCTTGACACTACTAAACTTCACACATACAAGTATAACGAAGATCTCTTCAAGAAGGTTACAGTCCTCCCTGACGGCAAGAATCACGGGTTGATCTTTGTTCTTGATTGGTCTGGATCGATGTCTCACGTTCTTCAGGATACTTGTAAGCAATTGTTTAACTTGATCTGGTTCTGCAAAAAAGTGTCGATTCCCTTTGAGGTCTATGCATTCACCAATGAGTGGAAGAGAGCATACTACGACCATAATACCGATAAGTATGTCAATGCAGATAGGACTCCTTCATATGACAGGAAAGAGGGTTTTCTGGCTATTGACGATTCATTCTCTATGATGAATATCTTTACCAGTCAAGTTCCTGCAAAGGAGATTGAAAAACAGATGATCAATATCTGGAGAATTGCTTGTTACTATGGCAATGCTTATGGTTCTCGATATTCTGTTCCTGATCGTCTTAGTCTGTCTGGAACTCCTCTGAATGAGGCATTGGTTTCACTTCACACAATTCTCCCTGACTTTCAAAAGACAAATAAACTTCAGAAAGTTCAATGTATTGTTCTTACTGATGGTGAAGCAAATAGTCTTTCATGTCACGTTACGGTGAAGCGACCGTGGGAACCAGAACCATTTCTTGGAACTCGTCATCTTTATCCTGGTGAGTCTTACATCCGTGATCGCAAACTTGGAACAACTTATGCCATAAAAAATCAGTATCGATCTTTCACTGATACTATGCTTCGCAATTTGAAGGATAACTTTCCTAATGCAAACTTCATTGGAATTCGTGTTCTTGCTCCTCGTGACGCAAAATCATTTATCCGTAGTTATTGTGACTTTGGTGATGATGAGTTTGATCGAATTCAGAGAGATTGGACAAAACTGAGAAGTTTTACTATTAAGTCATCTGGTTACGATGCTTATTTTGGAATGTCTTCCACGACTCTTTCTCAAGACTCTGAGTTTGATGTTGATGAAGGTGCAACTAAAGCAAAAATTAAGTCTGCCTTTTTCAAATCTTTGAAGACCAAAAAACTAAATAAAAAAGTATTAGGAGAATTTATTTCTTTGGTGGTATGAAGACATTTCAACAATTTATGGTAGAATGTAACTCTATTCAGGAAACTTCTCTGAATAGAATTCGATCCAAATCTCAGAAGGGTGGTATGGCCATCCTTTCTGGGCAAAGGGGAGACAAGTCTTCCAAAGAAAATAAAGAAAGAAGTAAGAGAACAGAAAGACGGATTCGTGGTGCTGGTCTTCCAGGACCTACAAAAGTATCTGGAAGATATACAGAAAACCCAGGAACACCTCAAGAGAAGAAAGTCGGAGAGAAATCTCATGTGGTTTCTTCTGGTAAGATGGGTAAGAGAAAGTTTAAGAAGACAGTAGAAAAACTGGGCACAGAAGGTGGACTTAAACACAAAAAGAATGTAAAATCAGGATCGTCCAAAGATGATCAGGATTCTGTTTTAATCCAACGCAAGAAAGGTGGATCTGCTACACTCAAAGGAACATCTAAACAATCTTGGCCTGGTAAGGGTAAGAATGTGAAGGTGGGAAAAATGCGACCAGGTAGAACTGGTGAATTTGATACTAAAGTAAAAAACAAAACATTTACCTATGAAGAAAAGTAATTTTCCGCTGCAACATCTTGTTATTGAAGAAAAGAAAGAAGTTTGGATTGTCTGTAATAGCACCATTACAGCAAAGGGTATTCCTTCTCTGATGAAGAAGTATTTCCCAGATTATAATCCATGCATCTGTAGTAGAGATTATTATGAGGAACTGAAAAAAACGGTCGAATAACTGTCCACTCTGCCCCCGAGTCTGCCCCACTCTGCCCTATACTTAGATCAGTTCAAACAAAGACATGATCTACTCCACAGAACTCATCCGCGACGGTCTTCACTCCACTTATGGAAACGCCATCACAAAGGCGAATATCGAAGCATGGATTGCAGACAGTGGTGTTTCCCTTTCCTACCAGACAGTTGCCAAGAAACTGAAGCAGTATAAGTCTGGTCGCGGAACTTATAATCTTGAAGTAACAAAAGAGACAGTCAAAGACCTGGAAGTATCTTACAATTCTCCTGCTGCTATTCCCGCTGTGGAACAAAACCTTATTCCTGAGAAAGATGATTCCTTCGTCAAGTTTGGTAACTTTGGTGATATTAAAAAGATTATTTCTTCCCGTCTATTTTATCCGACGTTCATTACGGGTCTTTCGGGTAACGGTAAAACGTTCTCTGTCGAGCAAGCGTGTGCTCAACTGGGTCGCGAACTTATTCGGGTAAATATTACAATTGAGACGGATGAGGATGACTTGGTGGGTGGTTTTAGGCTTG